CGCGCGTCATCGCGACCGGGCCCGGCTACTACCGCAACTCGCGGCAGCTCATGGCTGGCCGGCCCTACGACGAGCCGACGAGTGTCTTCATTCCGAACCAGGTGAAGCCAGGTGACCGCGTGATCGTCGACTCGAACCCGGGCCAGGATTACCGGCTCGACATCTCGATTCCGCGGTCGAACATCAATGCCGAATTCGTGAAGCTGCTCGGCGTACAGGCGGAATTCCGCATCGTGCGCGAGCAAGAGATTTACGCGGTGCTCGATGACGTGGCGGAGGCGGCGGAATGAGGCGCATCGCTTTCATGATGACAGTTCATGCGCTTGGCGAAGCGATATCAGTCCCGCCGCCGCATCCAGAGCATAAAGACGGGTTTGGGCTCATGCCGTGGCATCCGGTGGAGACCAAGCTCTCTGAGTCGCGCGTGTCAATTTTTTGGAAGTGTGAGCTGCCGGGTTGATGTCCGCCGCGGTCTCAATTCCAGCGAGCACCTACGCGGCCCTGCGTAAACTTGCCGGCTTTGCGCCGCGCTACATCGAGGACTGCCACCCGAAACAGCGCTGCTTCGCCGACGACAAGTCGAAGCGTAAGTGCGCGCTCACCTCGCGCCGCGGCGGCAAGTCACACGTAATCGGCTGCTGGTTGCTCGAGGGCGGCGAAGACTCGCCCCGCGGCAAGTCGCTCTTCATCGCGCTGACCCGCGGCAAAGCGAAGTCGATTCTCTGGGACGACTGCCTCGCCCAGTTGAACGACAAGTATCGGCTCGGCCTGCGGCTGAAGCACGACGAGGGCCAGCTCTACATTGTGATGCCGAACGGGCACCGCATTTGGTTGCTCGGCGTCGACAACCAGAGCGAGGTTGCCAAGGTCCGCGGTGAGCGCTTGCGGCGCGCCGTCATCGACGAGGCGCAGGCATTCGGCTCGTACCTCGACGTGCTCATCGAGGAGGCCATCGAGCCCGCGCTGATGGACCTGCAAGGCGAACTCGCGCTGACCGGCACCCCGAGCCCCGTTTGCACTGGCTATTTTTGGGCTGCTACGACCGGCGGTGACCCCGCGATCGCGAAGTGGCCGACGCACCACTGGACGGTGCTGGACAACGTCTATCTCCCGCACGCGCGCGAGTGGCTCGAAGAGACCAAGAAGCGCAACAACTGGGACGACACGCACCCGCGCTATCGGCGCGAATTCCTCGGCGAGTGGACCGAGGACATCGGCGCGCTGGTCTACCCGCTGACAGGCGAGAACTCGTGGTCGCCCGACGGTGAGCTGCCGTTCGGGCTCCCGCCTGGCGAGTACAGCTACGGCCTTGGGGTCGACCTCGGGTTCTCCCTTCACTCGACGGCCTTCGTACTCATCGCTGTTCGGCGCGGCACGGGGCAAGTCTACATCCTTTCGGCCTACACGCGCTCTCGCCTGATTCCCACTGCGCTCGCAGCTCACGTGCAGGGCGTGCGCGACATGGTCCAGAAGGAAGCGGGCGGACCGGGCTCGACTCCGGCGCCCGTCGGACTCCGCGTCGTGGTCGACGAGGGCGCGCTCGGCAAAGGCTACGCAGAGCAGATGCGCGTGATGGGCGTCGCGTGCGAGCCGGCGCAGAAGACCGAGAAGCGCGCGTATCAGGAGTACGTCCGCGGACTCGTCATCACGGGGCATGCGCCAGAAAAGGGCGACGACGGGCTTTACCTGGGCGGCTCTGGAATCCTGGTTGATTTCAGCAAGTGCCGCGAGCTCGTCGAGGAGTGCCGAAAGCTCCAGTTCGACGAAGAGACCGGGCTCGAAGACGAACGCTACGTGCGCCACTGCGCGGATGCGATGCTCTACATCGTGCGGGCGATGCAGCCGAAGTACGACCCGCAAGAGAACGAGCCGGCGCCGGGCAGCCCCGAGGCGCAGCGCCGCGCGCAGGTGAAGCTACGCGAGCAGAAGATTCGAGAACGCGAGCGCCGGTTGCGAGGGGAATATGGCTAAATTCGGCAGAAAACCAGCGCCCGATACGTCGAGCGACACCAAGCCCTGGCACAAGCAGAAGCCCGACGACATGGGGCAGACAGTGCAGCGCATCGTCGACGGCTACAAGACGGAGCAGTCCGGCCGGCGCTTTCGCTACATTCGCACACTCGAGCGCTACGAGGGGCGGCACATGGCCGGGTACTCGGCGCACAGCTACGTCTCGAGCGGCGAAGACGATGCCGTCTACAAGCTAGACCGGTTGCGGCTGATTCGCTCGGCTGTCTCGAGTGCAGTAGCGAGCGTGTACGCGCCGCAGAAGCCCAAGCCGCAGTTCCAGACGCTCGGCGCGACCTGGGCCACACGGCGCAAGGCGTACCGGCTCGACCGCATTTGCGAGGGCATCATCAACCAGCGTCAGGGGCGTTGGATCAACGTGTGGGCCTTCATGACGGATGCCGGCGTCGACTCGGCGCTGCAGGGGGTGGCGTGCGTCAAGGTCGAGGCAGACCGCAAAAAGAAGCGCATCACGCACAAGCTGGTCCCGTCGCCGGACCTGTTTTGCGACCCGGCCGAGGGGCGAGACCCGCAAAACCTATTTCAGCGCGCGCCGCTCGACGAGTTCACGGCGTTCAAGATGTGGCCCGACGCTGCGGCGGCAATCCGCGGCGCGAAGGAGTACGAGTGGTACGGGCGCACGAGCGGCACGCGGCCCCGCGCGACGAAGGTGATCGAGATCGTCTACGCCTGGCGGCTTCCGGTCAGCGATGACGAGCCGGGCAAGTGGTGCGCGGTCATCAATGGGACCGTGGTCGACTCGGGCGAGTGGACGGCGCCAGCGTTCCCGTTCGTGTTCCTGGTTTGGGAGCCGCACCGGGATGGGTTCTGGGCGTCAGGCATCGACGACGAGGGCGCCGCGATCGCGGAGGAATGCTCCGAGGTCGACAAGCGGCTGATGTTCCGCGAGATCGTTGCGAGCGGGAAGCGTATCTACTACCGGCCAGGCTCGGTCACCAAGGACGACTTGGCGCTCAACGATGCCTGCGTCGCGGTGCCAGTGGCTGAGGGCAACGAATTTCCGGAAGAGTCGATCTCCATTCCTTTTAGCCCGCTCGAGCTCGATTTCAAAAAGGGCAAGGTCGCCGAGTTTTGGGACGCGATCGGCGTGTCGCAGGTCTCCGCGGCCGCGCGCCGCGAACCGGGCGTGCAGTCCGGGCTCGCCATCATGACGCTGAACGACACGAAGGCCGGCCGCCAGCTCGTGAAGTCGCAGCGCTATGAGCAGGCCTACGTCGACCTCGCCCATCAGTACGTGTGGCGCCTACGCGAACTCGCCGAAGAGGATCCGGATTTCGTCGTGACGTGGCCGGGCAAGTCGATGCTGCGCCAGGTGAAGTGGAGCGATGCCGACACCGAAGACGACGCCTTCTCGGTTGCCGTTGCCCCTTCCAGCGCTCTGCCGCACGACCCAGCCGGCCGCCAAGAGATGGTGCAGGACATGTATAAATCGTCGCTCATCTCGCAAGAGACGGCGAAGATGCTCATTGGCTGGCCCGATCTCGATTCCGAGCTGAACGTCGAGAATTCCGAGTCCGAGTACATCGACTCGCTCATCGAAGCCTACCTCGACGCCGAGCGCGAAACCTGGACGCAGGCCGACTACCAGGCGCCCGAAGGCTTCATTTTCAACAAAGTCGGCGCGATCCGCCGGTTCGCGTCGGCTTGGTTCCGAGCTCGAATCGACCAGCGGAGTTTGCCGCCCGCCGAGCGCCTGAAGGCCGAATTCAACATCGCCCTTTTGAGCCGCTACATCCGCGAACTCGACGCTCTGATGGTGCCGCCGGGGCCGCCACCTGGCGCCGGAATGCCCGCGCCCGCCGGCGCGCCGCCCCCAACCCCAGATCAACTAGCCGCCCCGAAACCCCAGGCGGCCTGAAGGAATGACCCATGGCTGAACCCGCTACCGCCGCTGCACCTGTTGCCCCCGCCGTTGTCGCCGCGCCACCCGTTGCCGCGGCGCCCGTGCCAGTCGGCGGAATCATCCCGGGCGAGACCTTCGTCCAAACAATGGAGCGCCTGGGCGGCTTCGACGCGCCCCCGTCTACCACCGCGCAGCCCGCGCCGGTCGCCGCTCCCGAGCCAGCCAAGCCAGCTGGCAAGGCCAAAGGCAAGGCGCCGAAGGACAAAGAGTCGCCGCCTGCAGCTGCTGCCGCCGAGCCAGTGGCGCCGCCGGTGGTCGACAAGGCCGCCGCGCTCGCCGCGCTCGCCGCCGAGCTCGGGTACGACTTCGAGCCGGAAGCCAAGCGCGTCACGGTCGCCGAGCGGGTCGCCTTTCGCGAGAAGCAAAAGAAGGCGGATGCTCGCCTGAAGCAACAGGAACAAGAGCTGCTCCAAAGCCTGAACCAGGCCAAGGGCAGCTTCGAGCCCGAACTCGCGTTCGCGAAGCAGCTCAAGGCGGCCCATGATGCCGGGGACTATGAGGGGGTCGCGAAGCTGCTCGGGGCGAACGACTGGAACGGGCTCCAGGAAGCCTACATCGCCAAGATTTCGGATCCGAACTACAAGCGCCTACAACTGCTCGAGCAGAAAGAGCGCGAGCGCGAGCAACAGGCCGAGCAGCAACGCATCCAGCAACAGCGCCAGCTTCAGGCGCAGCAGCACGCGGCCGCGCTGGAGACGCACCGGGCGAACCTGTCCGCCCAGATGCAGAAATCGACCGACCCGCTCGTGCGCGAGCTCCACGATGACCCGCAGTTCATTCACGCGGTGATCGAGGTGCAGCGCCAGAACTGGGACGGGTCCTCGACCGTGAGCCCCGAGAAGGCCATCAAGATCGCCGCCCAGGGATTCGCCGCGCCGCTCGAGAAGCACATGCGCGGGCTCTACGAGAAGCTCCAGCGCGCGTTCGGTGCAACTCCGGCGCAAGCCGCGGCAGTCGTGCAAGCCGTCGCCCCTACCGCGGCCGCGCCCGTCGCTGTCCCCGCCGCCGCGAAAGGAAAGACCAACCGGACCGGAGTTGTACCGACCGCTCCAGACGTTGCCAGCGCGCCGAAAGTGTTCGCGACGAAGAAAGAAAAGGATGCCGAGTTCAGTCGGCGCCTGCGCGAAGCCATCAACGAAGAGAACCTCGGTATCGCGAGCGACGGATAACGTAATCGATTGAGATGCGATATCACACGACGCGCGTGCAATGTTTTCTGCTTGCCCGTTCCGTGTAATGGCGTAGCATAATTGTAAGTCGCCCGGCCGACTCTAAATTGTCGAGGTCATTGTGGACGGTTCCACAATGGCAGTTGGCCCGGGCCATCAAAGTCCCCCGAGTAACCGCGAGCAATCGCGACCTGTACTCGGAGATTTTCACATGCTGCACATTGCTACTGACGACTTGGGAGGCGTCGGCGATATCCAGTTCCGAAGCCCCAACGTCTGCGACGGCTCGACTCTCACCACTTTCGCTGCTCTCCTGAAGCACCGCTACATCGACTCGTCGATGGTGCAGGAGCTCGCGTATCCCGAAAACCCGTTCTTGGCCATGGTCGAGAAAAAGGGCGACACGGGCATGGTCGGCGACCAGATGCAGGTCCCGATCTTCTCGGCGAACCCGCAAGGCACCGGCGGCGTGTTCAGCACGGCCCAGACGAACGCGAACAACGTCGCGGCTTCCGTTTTCGGCATCGTGGCTGGCGACTACTTCGGCGTCGTGCAAATCGGCGACAAGGTTCTGCAGGCTTCGCGCACGAATCAAGGCGCGTACCTCGAGAACA